CGACAACGTCGATGGCATTCGGAGCTGGGGTCAGAGTGAGCAGACCCTGAGACTTCTTGAACCCCGTGAGGGTGAGCGTACGACCACCGGTAGCGTCCTGTTGGATCTTCATGGCGAACTGCGTGTTCGCCTTTGGGGACGACGGAAGTGCTGATGTAGAGACCGTCAGGTTGCCGGTTGCGACCAGACGAATCATCGCGTTGACCAGGTTCACGTTGTTGAACTCGGAGAAAGAAACCGCACCAGACACATTGCCCTTGTTGACTGTAGTACCAGCCACATAGTTGGGCACCTGAGCGGCAACTTCGGTCGCGGCAGCGCTCTGAGCCAATGACGCCATGGTGGCTGAGAAGTCTCCAGCGTCAATCTGCTGACCGTTCGATCTTGTGAGGATCAGATGCCCAGCAGCGTTGATTGATCCGGAAACGACGGACATTCCCAGGATCTCGTCGGCCTTAGCCGCGGTAATGCCAGTAACTGTGGCCATTGGATTCCTTCCTAGCCGACTGCGACTGTGGTGTTACCACCATCGGAGATTGTGTAATGTCCAGCGGCGTCCGGAACCGTGGAGTTGATGTTGTTGAGCTGGAAGTGATACTCATCGATCATGAAGACGTTGTCAGAAGAGCCAGACACGTCGAAGGTGCCGTCGGCGTAGCTCACGACCTGAATCGCATCACCAAAGTTCATCATGTCGTAGAGAACGTCCGGATCAGGCAGAGTTCCTGGAGTTGTACCGTCTCCGTAGATCAAGTTCTCCAACTCAGTGACTAGTTCAGGCTCCATGTTACGAGTGTCAATCGCATAGTGAGCCGCCGGACGGAACCCATCCAACTGGACTGGCGTGCAAACCAGATCGAAGGCAAATGCCACCGGTTCTGGTGAGTTGCTCATCGTCTTGCGACTGCGAGTGTTCACAGTGGCCATGGCGTTGTAGACCAGATGAATCATGTAGCCGAACATGTCGCCTTTGTGACCACTTCCGATCAAAGTCCTGTAGGACAATCCAAAGCGACGCGGCTTCTGACCATCCACGAAGAGACCGTCGGTTGCTTTCGGCATTCCAACGCATTCTCCGAAGGCATCCGGATAGAAAATGGCCGACAACTTCGCAGTAAAGTCACCAGCATCAGCGTCGGCGAGGTATACAACTCCATCGCGGTAGTACATGGTTGATGTGCCTGCTGAATCCTCATCGATTCCCTGCAGACCGTTCCACGGAATCGGATCGAGACCAGGAACGTAGAGAACTCCACGGTCGAGGCCATGTGAGAAGAAACGCTTATCGATCGGGTCCCACGTGAGCACTAGGCCTCCTAACCACGGGTCTTGTACATTGCTAGACGACGCGCATTCTCAGCTCGCCAATCACGCATGACCTCTGAGGGCTTGCGCTTCTTCGGCGGCTGTTGTTTGTACCCGGCGATCTGAACCAGCATGACTGTTCGACTCAGATGCCAAGTCTCTGTGGGATGAAATGGAATGCGAAGGTTCGCAAGCCAGTAGTAGATGAGTTCGCTAGTGATGATCTCACCATCCGGAATGCTCTTTCCCTCGTCTGGAACCGATGACGCCGTCTGAGGAGTGTTGATGTAGTTGATCAACTCTTCCTGCTGCTCGTTGCCAAGCAGAACTACAAGATTCGGATCATCTTCCGGAGGAAGAAGCATGCATTCGAAGTAGTCGACCATCTCTCGGGCAGTTTTCTGCCGGGTGGTGAGGAACGCTAACTTGTATTTTGACTCCCATTTTGACAGAGAGAGAAGAGAGTGCTCAAACCGAAGCACGACTTCACGATCACTGTCGTCAACTTTCAGCTCAAGCACTCTCTTCTCCTACTCTGCTGTTGTGAACTACGGCGCCGCGGTTCCGAGCAAGCTGTCCACCTCGTCGGGAAGCGGAAGCCTTGCCGTACCTGCAGCACCCCGACCGTAGAGGACATCCAGAAGAGCTTCGAGGCCCGCCGGGTCGACATCGGGATCGGTTGAGTCCACCTTGATGATGGCTGTCGGCTTGTGGCCGGTGACAGAGACCGGTGTCGAGGACACCGACCAGCTGAACTGCTTGAGCTCCGGAGAGTCGTTGACGGTGTTGCTGGCCTTCTCCGAGGGAGACGCCAGGAGACCGTAGGCGAGGTTGGTGATGTACCCCAGGTCCTCGTCCTCGGCGTTGCCCTTGAGCGTCCGCCACGAGAAACCGAAGGTCTGCCTCGACTGCATGCCGATCTGCATGCCGTTCGCCGACTTGGCCACACCATCGGCCGCCAGGAACTCCGGTGGGAAGGTGAAGGCCTCGATGGTGGCGTTGAACTCCTCCGCGGAGAGGAGGTTGACGTACACGATGTTGTCCGCGTACTGCTTGTTGGACTCGGCGCCCGCCGGCGACTCGGTGACGGCCGTCAGACCGCTCCAAGCGACACCAGTGCTGTAGACGCCTGCCACAGGGGTGTAGAGGACGCCGTGGCTGACACCGCGCTCGAAGAAGCGCTGGTCGAGCTCGTCCCATACGAGTTCAGGCATTGGAAACCCTTCTGTCAGAAGAACAACTGGAAGACATTGTGATACACGCCATCGGATTTGAATCGCCGATCGAACGTACAGTGAGGCAGAACCTCGATCTGGTCCCGGATCGGACTGTCTGGGTCACGATCCATCAGCGTGATGGTGTAACCTCGCTTGAGCAGGTACTTGACGTTGTCAGCAGACTTGATGTCACTGGCTCGGTCGTTCTCGATGACAATGCAGGGATACTGCATCTCCGTCGGAGGCTGAATGTACACGGTAGCATCCGTGAATACGTCCAACCACGTCTGAAGTTCACTCTGGGAGCGGGCCATGGTATTCCTCCCCGAAATACAGCACCAATTGCGGATGATCATCCACGATCGACGAAAGTGTCCATCGTTTTCCCGCATAAGTGATGTATTTGATGTTGGAATGATCCTGCTGGCCCACTCCCAGAGCACTGACGGAGACGCTTCGCGTAGAGGAGACCCGGGGGTGAATCTCGCCCTCCGCAGCATGCGTCTCCGTCAGTGTTTTCATCTCACCGAGAACTTCCCGCTCGGTTATCCGATCCTCCCAGATGCCAGGTTTGACCTCGACTTCCTGGACAACGCCCAGGCGGCCGGAATATCTCACCTAGCTACCGGATCAGGAGCTCGGCTGGCTGTAGCGGAACGTCCAGTTGTCCTTGAAGTCGGCGTCCGTGTCGAAGGCGAAGCCGTCAGTCGGGCTGGCCTCCAGGGTCACCGTCTTCAGGTTGGTGTCGTTCAGGGTGATGGTGGACCCGCCGGGCACGACAGCGCCAGTGTCAGTCCGGGTGTACTCGACACCCGTCTGGCTCGGAACCGTCACGACGTTGTTGGCCTTGGCCGGAGCGGTCGGCTCAACGAAGGTCGTGTTGGCGGGGTCGACCTGGCGGAAGATCTGGGCCGCGTACGGAACCACCAGGGCGCCGGACAGGTAGGTCTCCATCAGGTACTTGAACTGGTTGAAGTCGATGTCGAAGTCATCGAACAGCGTGATCTCGCCACCGCGGTCGGTACCGAAGTTGTAGTCCGAGAGGTCCAGGTTGATGCAGAGGACGCCCTCGGGCATGAGCTCGGACGGGACCCGCACGATGCGCGAGACGTCCATGTCGCCGGCGACCTCGGAGAGGTTCCGGTAGATGCGGTGACCGAAGTCGTCACGGATCGTGAGCAGCTTCGTCGCCGTCCGGTAGGACATGAAGGAGGTGATGTTGCCGGAGCCCAGGTAGAACTCCTTCGCCTCCACCGCCCTGTCGAGCAGCACGTTCCAGTCCGAGCCGGTGGCGTCAGGTGCCAAGCCGACGTAGTAGCTCGTGCTGTACAGGTCGTCGTCGTTCATGATCGACCGGATGCCGTCGCCCGAGTTGCCGGTGGGCTCCAGGATCTTGTCGGGGTTCGGCTCGCCGTTGGGCAGAGTGGCCTCGCGACCGTCGCCGAAGAGCGCCGCACGGGCGATTTCCTCGTCGAGCTTTCCGCGCATCTCCACCTTGATCCAGGCGACGACGTCGAAGTCCTTGATGTCGATGATGTCCTGACGGTCCAGGCGCTGCTTCTTGATGATCCAGGCCGGGCCGGTCGTCCGACGGAACACGGGGAAGAACTCGTCGGGCTTCTTGTTGCCCTTGAGGTAACCACGTGCCCTCGCCTCCTCCGCCGTGATGTCGGCGTAGAGGGTCTTCACCCGGCTGAACGGGCTGTGCGAGGTGCCGCCCATGAAGGCCTTGACCCAGTCCTGACGCCGGTCGACGAAGGTCGGACGCTGCATGAGCGCCTGGGCGTCGGGGAACAGGATCTCGAGGTTCTGTACGCCGTAGTCGTCGGCGTGCATGAGCTCCTTGCCCTGCGGTGAGCGGATGAGTCCACGAAGCGAGGTCGCGGCGCCGTCGCCACCCTCACCGGTGGGCCCCTTGGCCTTGGTGAGGATCGCGTTGATGTCGTCGTGCTTCAGCTGCGGAAGCTCGGCGTTGCCCTTCTTCGTTTCGTCGAAGAGGTTGCGTGTCATTGGAGATCCCTTCTTGGAGGAGTCGTCGATGCCTGAGTGAGTGATGGCAGGCTCCTCGGTGAGGGCCTCAGTGACTGCTTCCGTGACGATCTCCTCGAGATCCTTGTTGACCTGGGCCTTGTCCTCATCGCTGAGGGAGTCCAGCCACTTGCCGAAGACGTCCTTCTCCTCGGTGTTGGGCTGCGGCTCAGGTCCACCAGGCTGAGGCTCGGGCTCTGCCGGCTTGGCCGGAGGGTCCTCTCCCTCCTTGACGTCGGCGTGCTTCAGCTCCAGATCGCCGGTGACGACCATGATGGAGTTGTCGTCCATCTCGCCATGGGCCAGAACGTTGTAGATGTTCGCGCCCGCATTGGCACCGGCCAGCACGAGGCTGGTCTCCTGGATGACGCCGTCGTGAACGAGGTACCCGTTCCCCTCGAGGTCCTTTGCCCAGATGCTGTACTTGGTGAGATCGCCGTGCTGAACAGCCTGCTTCGCGTCGAGCGCCTTGGCCGTTCCGTTGAGGTAGCTGTCACCCCAGATGCCGTCCTCCTTGGGAGTGAGGATCGTGTAGCCGAGCACCTGGCTGACGTCGGTGTGGTTGTGCTGGTAGACCAGCGGGACCTTGCGTGTCTCCTCGTTGCGTGCCTGTCCGGCGAACGCTGCGTGCGCGATGGTCCGGCCATCGGTGCACTTGAGGTCGTATCGGGTCACGTAGCCTGAGAAATCCGGTTCCATTTTGACCTTCCTGGTTCCTTTTCGTCTTGGCTTACTTCTTCTTGGCAGCAGCCTTGACAATCTGCTCAGAAACCCTCTTACCAATGAACTCATTGGCAGCAGTGGTAGCAACATTCTGAAGCTGTTGCTGAGCAGTTGTCTGGACTACTTGCTTGACTGTCGTAGCAAGCCAACCGGGCTTCTGTTCGTTGAGTTTCGCAACCTTGGACAGAGCCTCGGTTCGAGCGTTGAAGAACTTCAGGTCGGCCTCACTCATTTCGCTGGCTTTGCCGGCCTTTGCTTGAGCTTGCAGCCTGGCATAGCGAGCCGGAGAGCTCTCGCCAGCAGGTGGTGACTGCGGCTTGTACATCCCTTTCTTCGTTGAGTCAGAGAGTACCTTTTCCGCTTTCTTCGTTGGAGTGACTGGGTGCCCCTTCTGGGCACGGGCCTTGATCGCGCTCGCAAGTTGCGCCGGCGTACGTCGGATGCCCCACTTCTGGCCCTTGATGCCGTGGTCTTCCTTGTCACCGGGCTCCTTCTTGCGCATGGCAAGGTAGTCCTTAGGCATCCGCCACCTCCTCTGGAGGCTGAGGCGCGAGCTTGACTACTGGAGCAGGCTGTTGTTCCGTTGTTGCCGCCTGATCTTCATCTGGCATGTTCGGGTTGTTGAGCTTGTCAGCACCCGGCTGGTCTGAAGGTCGGTATCCGATCTTCGGACGCAGTTCATTGGCCGTTACAACGGCGTTGCGAATCAACTTGTCTGCCACCTCAGCCAGCTCGTCGATTGGAATGATCTTGAGAGGATCGCGGTACATCTCGATCGAGTGTCGCTGAGTGATCGCCGTCTTGGTGAGGAACTTCCGCTTCGCTTCGAGCCGCATACCGTTGGCGATTGGCTCGATCGTGCGGTCGTAGTAGTTGTTGATGGTGTTGCGATCGGCAGAGCCGTTCATGATCTCTGCAGTGATACCCAGCTCGTCCATGATCTTCTTGGCGAGAGACTCGATCTGCTCCATGAGCTTGTTCTCGACTGGACGGTTGAGCTGGATGACCTTCTCGGAAATGTCGATGTAGCCAATTCCGAGTTCGTCATCCTTCAGCTGGTCGCGGAGGTCCTGGCGACGCTGCTTGGCTTGATCTTGACGGCTCTTTGACCGAACGTTGTAAGGCAACTGCAGAAGCAAGTCCAGCTTCTGTGATGCAGTCTCCTGATCGATCTTGTCGAGGAGCGCGAGCTTCGAGATGAGACGTTGAACCATTCCGTTCGGCTCGTTCATGATCGAGTAGAATGGATTCTCCAGACAGACAACCATGTCCTTCGGGACCCAGCGCTGCTTGGTGACTCCACCGTTGACTGGTTCGCCATTGTCATCGACCTCACGGTCGTCGTAGATGTTGAGCAAGAGGTGACGTGCCCCTCGACCAGCCACAGTTGCCACGCGGAGGTCCTGGATGCCGTAGGAGGCGTTCTCCAGAGGGTCCATGCGGGTGTTGACCGGCACGAGGCATGCTTCGCCCGTCTCGAACAACGTCATTGCGAAGTCGATCTTGAGTGCTTGTGCTGACTGGTCGATGTTGGCCGACACGGTCAAGCAGTTGTGAAGATCATCTCGAACGATCTCTTTCGCGACGTCATTCTCGTCCAACAGAGCGTGGATGAACTCGATCGACGAGAAGTCCACGGCCATGCGGTTGTAGATCGACTGAATGAACGACCGATCGCTGTAATACAGAGACATAGAACGGTTCATGCCTGGTCTCTGGGCGGCGAATCCGCCGGTATGGTTGACGTCTTCTGGGCCGTCCTTGAACAGGTTCCAGCTGTGTTTGAGCTGCCTGAGAACTCGTCCCATCTCTCACCTCCTCATTCGAATTGGTCGGGGTTGGCCTTGAATGCAACGTATGCGTCCATCCAGGCCGACACGTTGTCGATCTTCTCGTCATGACGACGCTTGACAAGCTTGCGATTGCCGTTTGAGTCCTCCCATGTGACCGCATGGCCCATGGTGTAGGTCAGGATTCGCTCGTCGAAACGGATCAAACCAGCGTTGGCCTGAGTCTTCATCTCGCCGAGTGGAACTGATTCGGTCCTAGCACCCTGAATCACCTTCGTAATGCCATATGGACCCCATTCACGCTCATAGTTCTCCATGAACGCCTTTGAGTTGTACGTATCGTACCCACAGGTGCGAATATCGTACTCATGAGCATGCCAGTGCTCCGACATGTCCGTGTAAACATCCAGCATGTCCAGAACAGAACCCTCAAAGATGATCAGGGTTCCTTCGGCTATGAACTCGTCATACTTGATCCTGCGAGAGGCTGGAAGCAGATCCAGAGTACGTCGAGTGATGTAGCTACGGGTCTTGATGCCGAATTCCTCATGACGCAGAGGAAATAGGAAAGTGAACGCACAGAAGTCGTCACCCCGCGACAGGTCAATACCCAGCGAACAAGGCATCTTGTCGAATCGATCGGGTATGAGTCGATCAAGAGTCGGCAGAGTCTCCTCGTATGAGAAGAAGAAAGTGAAGCCCTCCATCGGAAGGCCAAAGCGCTTCGCCATGATCTCATTGTGGACGTTCGGGAACTGTTCCGCCCGCTTCACATCCATCTCATAGGTCTCATAAGACACAGTCTTACCAATGTTCGGCTGTGCCTTAACCCACATTCTCGGATTCTTGACCTCGGAAGCATCATCCAGCTTGTAGTGCCAGATTGAGACGTTCGGCTGCTGCAGATCACCCTTCAGGATTGCCTGCAACTCCATCTTGATGTCATCGCCGACACCATTCCGGACCGTTCCCTCCGATGAGATCGCAACCAGGATCGGTTCCTCAAACTTCGACGCACCCTGCATGAGTGCAGTGATGACGTTCTCTCGAGTGTCACCCGAAAGCCATTCGTCCACCGAGTTGTACTTGGACCTGAGCCCCTGCACCTTGTCAATGGACATTGGGCGAATCTCGAGCACCGAGTTTGTAAGGAAGTTCTCGATCCCTCGCTTAGTCGAGGCCAACTGTTGACGGCCAGACCTCGCACCGGTTGTATTGTTGATCGATCCGAAGGTCAGGAACTTGAACAACGGACCCTTGGCAAGTGTGATAGCGGTCTTGATGGGTGCCAGTACCTCTTGGGCCTGGATCATTGTCGGGGCTACCGTGACTTGGTTCGTGGTTGCGCGGTCACAAGTCAAGAAGTACGCCTGCAAGAACGCGACGTACATTGACTTGGCCCCACCGCGAGCCACAATCAGGTATTGAGTGTCACGAAGCCGTTTCTTAACGACTTTCATGACGAACTGTCCTGCTTCTTCGTCCCAGCGTTCCCGCTCGACGAATATGAACCAACTCAGCAAGTCTTCCGCCCACAGCTTGAACGTATCGAGCATGTGGACGGGGTCCCCGTCTGTGAGGGTCATCTCCTCTTCGCAGAACTCGATGAATCCGTCGATAGCTTCCGGGTCGTAGTAGACATTCCGGTCTCTGACGAGAGCATCGATTCGCTGCATCTGAAGTGAGATTTCCTCACAGACGGGGATTTCGCCTGAAAGCACTTTCTGCTGAAAAGCAGCATAGTGCTTAGGAACCGCTGTGTTGCTGAGCATGGATCACCCGTAGTCGGCGACGACGTTCAGGCGGAAAGCCATCTCATTCAGCTGGTTCTCCATGGCAGTGAGAATGAATCCCATGTCGGGAGGGTTGTGAAGGAGCTTGGCCTTGAGAAAGACGTAGCTCTTGACGGCGTTGAGACGTGGGTCGGTGTAGAACTCTTCCCACTGATTGTCGACACCAGTGATCTGGTAGCCGATAGCGGGTCCGACTCCCAACTGCGTCAGGTCGCCGAACGCCGTGTTGATGTACACGAGGACGTCCGAGTCGAACGCAGTGTTTTCCTCTGGAATGCCAAGCATGTGCTTGACGTCTGTCAGGATGCTACTCACGTCAACCCTCCCTTCTACTTACTTGCGGTTTATGTACCGTTGACACTTAGTGAGTTGTTCTTGCAGAAGCTCTGCTCGAGCCTCGGCTCTAGTAACTCGTCTCTCTAGCTCGTCGATACGAGCTTCACGCTCTTCATCACGCTTCTCCCAGCCCGCAGCCTCAGCTTCTAGCGCGGTTTCCCGGGCACGAAGACGTTCGATCTCTGCTTGAGCATAAGTCAGTTGGTCTTTGACGAAGGTCTGCGCGATGGCAATGCCCTCCGCTGCGGCCTTGAAGTTACCGGCCTCCAACTGCTTCATGATCTCAGGCTGTTGAGCCTTAGCCGATTCCAGGTTTTGCTTGTCCTGACGACGATCAACGTAGAACGTCTTGTACAGATCACGAACGATGAGGACGGCCGCGCCGATGACTGAGACAACTACTGCGATCTTATCCCAATCCATCGTTCAGCCCTCCCACCTGCCTCATGAGCTCCCAGTAGTTCTCCACATCAATCGTGAGATCGGTGGCTCTGGAGTGACACGTCAACGCAAAGATGATCGTGACGAATGGAGCGAAGCCTGACTCACTGCCTACGACAATGATCAGCACGACGGCGTATAGATATGCAGCATACGCCGTAATTCGTAGGCCGCTGGCTTCAGTTCTCATCCACTTGATGACTTCTGGGTAATCGTGTTTGTGTGCCATCCCAACACCAATGACAATGGCGAAAGGAGTAGCCACCAGAACAGACGCCCAGACGACAACAACCCAAGCAGGAAGAGCAGCCTCCATGCTCCCGGCCTCGATGCCCGCGAACAATAGAGTGAGGCCGCCAAGAAGGCACAAGAAAGCTGTGAAAAGCTCAAAGTCCCTCTTACGAATCCACTCGGGTATCCACAGGTATACCTTACGCCGGATCTTAGAGACCCGGCCCGGAAGCTTGTAACGCTGCATGACTACTTCTGCAGTACGGCCTTGATCAGGGAGTTGATCCGATCGCGAGTCGCCTTGACGGCGTGCATGCGACCATCGGCGACAGCTCCGTTGAGCAGCCTCATCCGAAGAATCCGGCGCTTGTGGAACGTCTGCTTGAACTCCTTGACCCGAGTGTCCTTGCGGTCGTCGGGCAGGTTGTCGACAGCGTCCTCGATGCGCTTGACGTAGAGGGCGAGGTCCTTGCGTCCCGATTCGACGACCCGATCCAGGATCTTGACGTCCCAGTCAGGCCGAGACTCTCGGAAGTTCGAGATCCGCTCCTCACCGATCGGTCGAGAGACCTTCTTGGCCGGGATGTCGAGCTCGACTCCGTTGAGCCACGTGGCTCCGAAGACGAACCGGTCACCCCAGTGAGTGGCGAAGTAGTCTCCGCGGACTCGGACCAGCTGATCGGCGACGACATCGTTCGTCTCGAAGATGCAATCGTGCAGATCGTTGACGTCGGCGTCCTTGACTCGGCCGATCATAGTCACGATGTGACCTGCGGTGTTGGAGTCGTGCGGATCGTCGAAGTAGGCGATCATGCCACGGCGAAGATCAGCGACCCGATAGACGCGGTGCTCTCGAGGAGTTGCGTCCTGGGCCTGCTTTGCGGTGAGATACCGCGCGCCGATGTCGCGAGCGGTACGACAGATCTTGAGGCACATGCCGTGCGTGTCGAAACCGACTTGAGCGTCGGTCTGGTGGGTGCGGTACCACTGGAGAGTCTCTTTCCAGTTACGCATCCGGATCCTCCTGCTCCTCGGCCACGTCTCGATCGACGGGCATCTCCTGAGCCGGCGCCAAGTCGTCGCCAAGGGACTCTCCCTCGACAACGTCGTCCTGGCGACCATGCTCATTGGTCCTCTTCGTCGGGGAAACGTCGGAATCCGGCTTCCCTTCGTAGAGGTCCAAGTCTTCGGGGTCGAGCTCCTCGACCTCCGGGTCGTACTCTCGCATTGGCTACCTCCTAGGCAGTCATCTGGTACATCATGGCGGGGTGATCGGACATCTTCTTGCCAAGATTCCGCTCGTGAACCAGCTCACAGTTCTTGTACATGATCAGGTCGATGTGAACGCCGTCGACTTCAGCTCCACCGGGCTCAGCAACAAGCTTCTCGAGCTCGGCCTGCAGCATGTTAGCGTCCAGAAGCATGATCGTGGGTCTGAACCTCAGGGTTCTCTTCAGCCACTTGACCAGGGCATTGTTGGATTCGACCCTTGCCTCGTGACCAAATGGCGAATGAGCGACCCCGACCTTCCAGGTGCGACCGCGCCACTTGATCTTGACCCATCTGTACACCTTCGGGTCCTGGATCCAGCCATGCTTCGGTCCCTTCCAGAAGCGTTTCAGGCGAATGGCAAAACGACCCTTGATCCTGATCGATTTGTGGATCATCAATGCGACATCGCCCTGAGCAGGTTGATGGCCCTTGCCCAAAGGTCTGGGTTTGAGCTGAATCACCTCGTATCCCATGTGATCGAGCTGACCATATAGCTTCGAGGCCTCCATGAGGGCAAAGATCTCAGGACGATAGTCCCGGATCCAGCCGATGAGAGCGGACTTGACGTCCTTCACTGCACTACCGATGTAGACGTTCCAGGCGATAATCGACAAGAACGCTTGAATTCGGGCCATCAATCCTCCTTCCAGAGAAGATGGTCGCCAGGCCGTCTCTCGACGAACTCCAGGGGAAGTTGGCGTTCGTCACCGAAATGGATGGCGTTATGGGTCCTGTGTGAGACGGTTATGAGGTATTCTGGGTTGAAAAGACGGTCTTCGTCGTAGTTAACGAAGTCTTCGACCGTCAACGGGTTCATATGGTGCACATGTGGGTTTCGCATGATCGGATAGCCAGCATGACCCAGATCAAAGCCCTCATCTCGGACTAAGACCTCATCTCTAGCTCGTTTCCACATGTAGCTGCCATAAAAGGCCTGATTGAGGTGTCTGTCGAATCCGAAGGTCGATACACCCAGTTGACCGCCCAAAACCGCGTACCTGAAGCGAGCCAAGAACGTTGAGCGCTTCATAAGCTCGCTATAAGTCAACAGACGGTCAGTCATGCGGGTTGTACCTCCGCATTGCTTCAATCGCCTTCTGCATGATCTCCTCACGGAAGGTTTCGGACTCTGCCTTGGCCCTCTGAGCTCGGAGATACTCGGTCTGTGCTTGGATCCGTTCGAGATTCGCAATCTCGAGTGGACTGTTGAGTCGAAGGAGGGCAACCGACTCGGTCGGAGACGCCGTACCCTTTCGAACACGCTCTTCGAGGAGATCCTCAGCCAGCTGACCCAGCTGTTGCATCCTTCTCGTCCTGGTTCTCGCCGGTGGACGAGGCTTTGGTATCTCTTCTGGTGACCTTCCCGGTGAACTCGAAGACTTAGGCACGACTTTGCACCCCCTTTCGATGACCCATATCAGCTTTCGCCTAGGGTTAATAGCCCATTTGCACCTTCCCCCCGGGAAAATATAGAGGAGGGCGGCGATGGAGAAGGGGGGTATATTTTTTCGACCCCCCTCCCCCCATCAAAGAAAACTACGTGATGACTCTCTC